GCTATAGCAGAATGTGATGTTTGTGGTTGGAGATTTAAATTAAATGAATTAAGAAGTTTAATTAAAAGAGGTAGCGATACCAATATAAAAGCATGTTCTGAATGTTGGGAAGCAGACCACCCACAAAATGAATTAGGTAAATATCCTGTGCATGACCCACAAGCTATACGTAACCCAAGACCTGATTATACAGGCTACCCTAAAAGTAGAGCTCAAATATATTCAGGGTCAGAATTTAATAAGTTAAGTTTTGTAGGCACGGGGTTTGTTGGTGCAGTAACAGTAACGACTACATAAGGAGAAAATATGCCAAAAGTAGGAAAAAAACATTACCCTTATACGCCTAAAGGGATAAAAATGGCTAAATTAGCAGCTAAGAAAAAAGGTAAAAAAGTTAGTTATAAGAAGAAAAAAGCATGAATTATACATCCTTAAAAACGAATATAGCAGACATTTGCGAGACTACTTTTACAGATGACCAGTATGCTTTGTTTGCTCAACAAGCAGAACAAAAAATATTTAATACTGTAGAGTTAGCATCCTTGCGTAATGTTGACAGTGGTCCTTTAACTGCTACTAACAAATTATACACAACACCAGATGGTTATTTATATACATATAGTTTGGCTGTAATTAGTAGTAGCACTACAAATTACTTGTTAAATAAAGATGTTAACTTCTTACGTGATGCTTATCCTGTGAACACAAGTGCAAAATACGGATTACCTAAATTTTATGCTTACCACAGCACTTCAGGTAGTAAAATAAAGTTAATGTTAGCTCCAACTCCAGACCAAAATTATGAAATAGAACATATATACGCTAAATACCCTACGTCTATAGTATCTGCAGGAGGTACTTATCTAGGGGATAATTTTGATAGTGCGTTATTGAATGGGGCATTATTAGAAGCAATAAGATTTCAAAAAGGTGAAGCTGATATGGTAGCTCTTTATGAAAAACAATATTTACAAGCTATAACATTATTAAAACAATTTGGTGATGGTAAATTACGACAAGATATGTATCGTTCTGGTCAAACTAGGACAAATGTAGGATAGTATAAATGGCAATAACTCAAGCAATGTGTACATCTTTTAAAGTAGCCTTGTTAAACGGTGAAATGGATTTTAGTAGTGATACATCTCAAGCATTTAAAATAGCTTTGTATACTTCTAGTGCTACTTTAAGTGCTTCTACCACTGCTTATAGCACAACAAATGAAGTATCAGGAACAGGTTATACCGCAGGAGGTAATACTTTAACCATTGCAGCTAACCCTACTTCTTCTGGTACTACGGCTTTTTTAGATTTTGCAGACACAACATGGAGTTCTTCTTCTATAACAGCTAGAGGGGCTTTGATTTATAAAAATGTATCAGGGTATCCTGCTATAGCAGTTATTGATTTTGGAGAAGATAAACAGTCTAGTTCTGGAAATTTTACTATAAGTTTTCCTGCCGCAGACGCTGATAATGCTATAATACGTATAGTATAATGATTTCTTGCGGTTTATTACTTAATAGTGTATTAATATTTGTAGAAGGATTATAAATGGCAACACAATATAGTACTTTATTAAAGCTTGCTCTACCTACTCAAGGCGAATTAAGTGGTACTTGGGGAGATGTAATTAACAATAATATAACCTCAATGGTTGAAGAAGCTATTGCAGGGTTAAAAACTATAAATACTTGGAGTGGTAATTCAGCTACTTTATCTACGGCAAATGGAACAACAGCAGAATCTAGAGCTGCAATATTAAACCTTACTGATACAACTACCGATTTAAGTGGAGCAGCTACACTTATATGCCCCGCCCTTAGTAAAGTATATATTGTAAAAAATGCTGCTGGACAAACAGTTACAATTAAAACAGCTTCAGGTAGTGGTATTGCCATACCTAATGGAACAACAGGATTTGTATATTGTGATGGTACAAATGTAGTAGAAGCGTTAACTAATATAGCAGGAAATCTTAGTGTAGGTGGTAATTTAACAGTTACAGGTACTACAACCCTTAATGGAGGTACATTAACTTTAGGTGACGCTGCTTCAGATAATGTAGTGTTTGGTGCAAATGTTGATTCTCATATCATTCCTGACGATGACGATACCTATGATTTAGGTTCTTCTACTCAACAATGGAGAAATTTATACGTAGATGGCACAGCAGAGATTGATGCTTTAGCTATTGATGGTACAACAGTATCATCTACAGCTGCTGAACTTAATTATAATGATACAGGTTCTGCTGTTGGAACTGTAGTTGCAAGTAAAACTGTTACAGTAGATTCAAATAAAGATGTAGCTAGTTTTAGAAACATAACTCTTACAGGTGAATTAGATGCAGGTTCATTAGATATTTCTGGAAATGCGGATATAGATGGCACTACTAATTTAGATGCAGTTGATATAGATGGTGCAGTACAAATTGATAATACTGTTACTGTTGGTGCAGATGACCAAGGGTATGATGTTATTTTTTACGGAGATACAGCATCAGCAAACATGACATGGGACACATCAGTAGACGATTTAATTTTAAATGGTGCTGCAAGAATAGTTGTTCCAGATGGTCAATTAGTTTTAGGAAGCACTGCTGTTAGTTCAACAGCTGCCGAATTAAACATATTAGACGGTAAAAGTTTTCTTGATGAAGATGATATGTCATCAGATAGTGCAACAGGTATAGCTTCTCAACAATCTATTAAAGCATATGTAACTTCAAGTGTTGCAGCTGTTGACCAGACAATGGGTTCAGGTTTTGTATTAGAAGATGATGATGGAACTGAAGTAACAATCACAGAAAGTAAAGAAGTAAAAATAATAGGTTCAGGTGTAACAACTAATTGGACTGATACAGATAATGGAACAGATGGTGACCCATATGATTTAACAATTACTGTAGATGCCGCTCAAACAGGTATTACTTCAATTTTAGCTACAGATGTTAAAATTGGTGAAGATGACCAAACAAAGATAGATTTTGAAACTGCTGATGAAATACATTTTTATGCAGCTAATGTCCATCAGGTAAAGTTAGTTGACAATGCTTTTACCCCACAAGCAGATAGTGATGTTGATTTAGGTGCGTCTGGGACATATTGGAAAGATGCTTATATAGATAGCATTACTACAACAGGTAATATAACTGTTGGGGGTAATTTAACTGTTAATGGAACAACAACTACAGTAAATAGTACAACAGTAACTATAGACGACCCAATATTTACATTAGGTGGAGATTCTGCCCCAGGGTCTGACGATAATAAAGATAGAGGTATTGAATTTAGATACCATGATGGTTCTGCTGCTAGAATAGGTTTTATGGGTTGGGATGATAGTGCAACAGGGTTTGTATTTTATCATACTGCAACTAATTCTTCAGAAGTATTTAGTGGAACAGAAGCAAAACTAATAGCAGGTGAATTAGATGTATCAGGTAATATAGATGTAGATGGTACTACTAATTTAGACGCAGTTGATATTGATGGTGCGGTACAGATTGATAATACTGTTACTGTTGGTGTTGATGACACAGGTTATGATGTTAAATTTTTTGGGGCTACTGCAAGTGCTTATATGCTTTGGGATGAATCTGAAGATGATTTAATTTTAGCAGGAGCTGCGAGAGTTGTTGTTCCAGATGGTCAATTAGTTTTAGGAAGTACCGCAGTTAGTTCAACTGCCGCAGAACTTAATATTATAGATGGTAATACAAGTGCAACAGGCACTACATTAGTAGATGCAGATAGATTAGTAGCTAATGACGATGGTACAATGAAACAAGTAGCATTAACAGATGTTAAAACATATTTAACAAGTGCAGGGTTTTCTTCTGATGACCCGACAGCACTTGCAATCGCATTGGGTTGATATAGGAGAAAGAAATGGCGAATACCTTTAGAGTAGTTACATTTGCAGCAGAACCAGCGTCTGCAGGGACTGCATATACTATTTATACTACTCCAAGTAGTACAACAACAGTCGTAATTGGGCTGATTTTAACAAACATACACACTTCGCAAGTTACGGCAGAAGTAGAACTTGTTAGTGATACATCAGGTGGTGGTAGAGGTGCTACAAATGGAACTTCGTTTTTAGCAAAAGATGTACCTATACCAGTAGGTTCGTCTTTAGAATTGTTATCAGGGGGTAAAGTAATATTAGAAACAACCGATGTTTTAAAAGTGGATTGTAGTGTTGCTGACAAATTAAGTGGCACATTGAGTATAATGGAGATTACATAATGCCTTATATAGGTAATGAAGTTCCTGCACACTTTCAGTCATCACCTGCAGTCGTAAGATTTAATGGTGATGGTTCTGATACTAC